TTTTATGGAAATCGGTAGGATTTAACACGATACCATTAGCCGCGTAGTTCGATAAAGCCAACTGATTCATAGCAACATATAGAACGTCGAGTTCTTGTGCTGATTCAATCGCATTTGCAAACCCACCAGCCGCGAAAGTAGTACCACCATTCATTAATCCTAATAAATTAGGAGAACTTCCTGAACCACCTATTAACTGGTCATCAATTACAGTATTGATTTTCGCTGGAAGTCTCTGTGACAAGTACGAAGAAAGTGCCGGAGTATCATCGAGCATCTCTTGTGAAATTGTCATTACAGCAGAAGTCTTTTGAACTACTGCATCTTCAGCGGTTAATTGGAACTCACTATCCGTTGGTGCAGAACCTTCTGCAACGTTTGCCGCATTATCAGTATAAGCTGATTCTTTGACATATCTAATTACATTAGAACTTGTTGAACCAACAGGAATAATTCCCATCATGTTTGTGACGTTACTTGGGTCGCGCTTTATACCTTCGACTCTTTGAACACCAGTTGCATCTCTTTCAGAAGTTGCACCAGCAAAATCAGATGATATTAAAACATCTGCTTTTAATTCTAATGATGCGTTTCCTTGAGTGCCATTTTTCATTGCTTTGAATGATTCACTTTTATTAAGTGCATCACCAAATGCTTCAGATTTAGTTCTATAAACACCTTCAAAGTTGTCTTTCTTATTTTCAACTTCCATCTTGTCTAATCTTTCAACTATCTCTGAATGCTTTTCAGTAAGGTTCTTAACCTCACCTTTAATTACAGTATCAACTTCATTGTTAACATTATCTTTGATTGATTTAGCAGATTTCTCTAGCTTCTCATCAATAACATTACAAATATCGTCTAACTGCTTTTTTATATTCTCATCCATTATTTTGAATTTAAATTGTTAAACATATAATTAATTATTGAATCTGAAGTTGTATTATCTTCTTTGGTTTCTAAGTGTGTATTATCACGAGTTAGTTCCTCATCAGATTGGTGTGTATTATCACGAGCAATCAAAGATTTTATAACTTCTAATTCATATTCAATAAGATAACCTAAGTCATCAGAAACATTACCTTTTCTAATTACTTTAATTAAATTATCAAATCTCTTTGTGAGGTAATCAATGTTATCATATTCACCTTTAACCTCTAATATCTTAGCCTCATCATTTGCCGCTATTGTAACAGCAGAAATCTCATATAGCTTTGCTTCTTTTATAACTCTTATTCCATCTTCATCATAGTCTTTTTTGACTGGCATTATTCCAACGCTGTTCTCGTCAATTACGCCATATTTCATGAGTTCCAATACCTCATTACCAAATGTAGTTTTTGGAACTTCAGCTACGAACACTAAACCCTTTTCATCTTCATAGAGTTCTTTCATTTTACCTATAGGCTTTGTAATGTCATGCTGATATAAATACTTAACTCTAGAACCATTGTTCTTAATTGTTCTTCTATAAGCACCTTTTTCTATTATATCATTATCAGAATCTTTGTTTCCAAATACAGAACCATAACCTTTTACAATCCCTAAGTTTTCATCTATGTCACTTATTTGACCTTGTTTATATATTACATTACTCATAATCTAAATTTTATTTTCAAAATTAGTATAATTTTTAATAAGATGTTTTTAGTCTATTTTAATAATAGGCAATGAAACACATTTACAATTTATTATTTCTTTTGCTAATGCACCCATAGAAGTATCACCGGGAAACATTAAATATGAAGAACCAACAATATATGGCTTTCCATCTTCTATTGGTGTCTTTTGATATACTATACTGGCAGAGGCATGAGTATCTCTAATATTGTTACCACCAGCTACCCACTTTTTAAATAGATTATCTTTACCATAAACATCTTGTGCTGACAATGAAATACCATTATTTGCCGCGGCAGTTGTTTCTGTCTGTACAATTCTTCTAGTCATCCATCTAGATTTATAATCTAGTCTTTTCATTACTTCTTTTACTCTTGGCTCTAAACCTAAAGACATAAACCTTTCATCAGCAGTCAATTCTCTAATTACTTTTTTAAGTGTTTCTCTAGCAACACCACTTACAGATGTCACTTGTGATGCAAGTGCCAAGTAATTTGTTCTTTGTGTTGCATACCTATCCATTCCATTTAGTACAGTAGATTCTAAGTTTTCTAGTTCCCTTCTTGTTAGCTTTTGTCCTCTTTCTATTTTATCTATCAATCTATCTACTTCTATCTTATTTAGCTTCTCCACAAATAGCTTGAAGTATTTTCTGTACCAAAAATAAAACCTCAATCCAGTTTGCCTATACATTTGTTTATACATTTCAGTCATTTCTTTTTCTTGAAATAGTGTATTGAAGTTAGGATTGCTTACAGTATCATCAGTTTTATAAAACTCCATAGCCTTCTTATAATTGTCCATGTAATATTTATAAACCAAAGGATAGTTTTTCTTTTGAGCAATTTTTATTTGTTTGCCAAATTGCTTAGATATTTTATTTGCATTTTGCTTTGTCTCAATCTTTTTTTGTGTTAATAGATTATTGCACACAGCATATCTTTGATTTCTATTAGGGTATTCAGATGACATTGTATCATCTATCATACACCTACTCATAAACTGATTATCAGATTCTTGTGGTCTTGGCTTTGGTAATGGCATTATTTTTCACTTTTGTCAATTATTCTTTTACACCATTTCCACATTGCATCATCTTCTACTTTAGTTGCTCTTATGTCACCACCCCACAAAGCATAGGATACATCACCACAAATTGGCTTTCCTTTTTCATCTAGGTATTCTCCAGTAACATATTCATGAGCACGTGATAGATATGCAAATGTCTTTTTCACTATTGACAATGACAATGGCTTACCAGCAATTAAATCAGTAGCACGACCTTTTCCAACAAGTGTTGCACAAGGGTTATTGTGTTCTTCATTTATAGACTTACCTCTTTCAGCATTCTTTCTTACAGACTTTGGGTAATCATCATAGTATTCTTGTTTTCTTTCTTCTTCATCATCATGATAATATTTTGATAATGCATCTTCTAATTCATTCATGTCTCCACATGGCATATAAACAGTACCATCTTCAGTTTCATGTGAATGTATTAATTCACAACCAATTTCACTTGCTCTATCTTGTGCTTCTTCTTCAGTAGAATACACTTCATCATTTATAGCTTTTAAATTTTTCTTTGTTGACATAGGATGTCCTTCAGGCAATAAGTCTTGGTCATGCCTACCACTTCTGAATTTACCATTTCTTAATGCATATAAAAATGAATTTACTCTTGCCATTGCCCATTGTTCAGGTGAACTTACAGTAGGTCTAACCGATTGAGGATTCGTCCTGAACGCCCCAATTCCCCTCTTATATACAGCATATAAAGTTCTTACATTTGTTTTCTTTGTTTTAGCATCACCTACTTTTTCATTATGGTCATCAGCTTTCTTTTGCAATGCCTTTCTTAGCTTTGCAGTCATCTCTTGCTTTTCTTCTTCTACAATAACTTCTTCTATTACTTCTTCTTCTACTACTTCTTCTTCAGGTTCTTCTATTTCAGGAAAAGCAACATCATCTTTTACACCCATATCTAAATCAGATACTGGCAATAGATTAGATGGTACAAGGTAGTCATCCATTATAGGGTTATCATCATCTACTCCATATCCTTGTGCTTGTCTTTTTTCATTTGATGTAAGCCAGTAAGACTTAGAAAGTGTATCTACAAGTTTCTCTTGTTCAGGCATTAATTCAGGTACAGCACTATAATCAAAATCAAAGTACAAGTCCTCACCATATTGTGGCACTAACCATCTATTAAATTCATCTCTAATTTTATTTAATTCAGGAATGATAGCATTAGTAAATAATACTTTTCTAGCAGTTCTATAATTATCATAAGTAGTTGATTCTGTGTTATTTAGAAGTTGAACTGGCACACCATATAAATTACATAAGTCTTTTATAGTTGCATTATATGATTCTAATAATTGTAGGTCAGATGTAGATAGTCCAAAGTTTATCCAAGAAAACTTTTTACCAGTTATCATGACATCATTTGCAGACTTACTTCCCTGAAAGTTTCTTCTAAAGGCATCCTTCATTTGTTGTGCTTGTGTTGGTGTTAATTGGTCATCATCAGGTGTTAGCATACCTCTAGCAGATTGATTATGTAAGAATTTTAAATTTGTTTCTACTGCTTCATTGCTTGTAGTAAGTACTCTCATACCAGCTTGTATTGGTGATTGACCATAAAGATGTGTACCATCATTAGAATAATCAGGATTAAAGTCAGCTATATGTAATACTTCTTCAGCATCTAAATCATACTTATTATCATTATACATC